CCGCCCGCGGGGGGGGGGGGGGTCGCTGCTATGCTTCATCTCGTGGTTTTAACTCGATTACAAGGTCACAATTCATTGCATCCGCGATCTTTCGCATGTCGTTTTCTCTCAAATTATCATTTTTTAGAGAAATGCATAACGCTTGACGTGATCGCCCGATCATTTCGGCAAGTTTCGCTTGGTTTATCTCCAGGTCAACCATTCTTTTTTTTACTAGTTTTCGGAACATTTTAACCGCCTCCTTTCCACTGTCCATATAATAGCATACGTCCGTCAATTTGTCAAGCGTTTTTTTATTTTGTTTGTTTTTTTTATTTATTTTGTAAAATATATGTTGACTTTTTATATTTTCTATGCTATAATTTACTTGTAAATAAGAAAAGGCGATCGCCAAAGCTAACAACTAAACACGATCGCCACCAATCAATAAGAAAGGTAGGGTAATTATAGCATGACCCAAAGGTAAAAAGCAATGAAAATTTTTTTAACAAACTTAGGAAAGTACAACAAAGGCGAACTTGTAGGCGAATGGGTAGAATTACCAGTATCACAGGGAGAGCTTCAAGAAGTATTTGATCATATCGGAATCAACGAAGAATACGAAGAATATTTTATAACTGATTATGAGTGTGACTTATACGAAGTAGGAGAGTATGAGAATATCGACAAACTGAACGACATAGCAGAACGGATTAAAGAACTGGACGAAGAAGAAAGCAAGGTTGTAAAGGCTTTAATGTCGGAACTGGGTTATACACTGGATGAAGCTATAGGCAAGGTAAACAGTGGCGATTATAGGATTTATTATGATTGTGACGATATGGCAGATGTTGCATATCAGGTTGTAGAAGAATGCGGGTATCTCGACAATGTGCCCGATGATGTGGCTAGATACTTTGACTATGAATCATTCGGCAGGGAATTAGAAATCAAAGGAAATTATATATTCTTAGACGGTAGCGAAGTTATAGAGATTTGCCAAAAGTAAGCAACGGCCAGCAAAGCCGAGAGGAAAAGAGAAAACGCTTGCAAGACAATAGACATATTCGAAAGAATCACGGAATAAAATAAGGAGGTGTAAATCATGATGAATGAAACAGCAAAGCAAAAGGAAATAAGAATATTTAATATTTATAAGAAGAATTTAGAAAAACTAGGAAAAGAGCACAGACAAATAAGAATGATTTGCATTGAGTACGTATGCAGCTTTCCAAAAATCAATCCTTTTGAAATGGCTAAAGCCTTAAAAAATAGCGGCTATAGTGTTGTTTTTGATGATTCCAGCATAAGCAAGGCAGAAAACGAAAAGAAAAGACAAAAAGTTGAAAAATTTACAATAATTTTGAAACGTGCGATCTAATCGCAAAAAAGTAAACGCATCAGCAAAGCCCCCAGAAATGGGGGCTTATTTTTTCCTGCTTATATTTTTCTTCTTGTATTTTTCAAATTTGAAACGTGATCTAATAACTGTAATTCCGTTTATTTCGTCTTTTTTTGTTTGGCGAACAGCTCTAACGCCGTATATATCCGCTGTTCTTTTCTTCTTTCCCGATCTGCTGCCCATTCTATCGCCCCCTTTTTATTCTTTTTTGGATCTCATTTGAAAAAGTCGGGAACTGATCCACGTTTCCGGATACTATTTTTTCACCGAACAAAACAACCCTTGCACCGTTCACGCGTTCGATCATTTCACTATATCCGGAAGAAAAACATCTTTTAGACAGATCATCACGAGCGCAACCAACGGAAGAAATCGCTATAGATGATTGCTGCGGCAATCCATCAAAGCACCACTCAAAGGACCTCGCATCACTCCAGCCAGCAACAGGGACAACGTTTACGCCATTTATCAGAAGATACCAAGCAAGCGCACGTGATCTATACACCTGCCATATTTGCATCGAAAGCGGCATATCTTCGTAAAAAGAAAAGTCTGGAGCGCAGACATATTTGAAATTTTGCAACGCAGGAATGTATTTATCCGGGTTGTTCCACACTCTCTCAAATTGCATATCGTCAATAAAGAAATGACAAATACACTCTTTCGGATTTCGTTCTTTTAATGCTAGATTAAATGGCGCGGATCTCAAGCCGTCTGCATGAACAATCACCGCGGGAAGTTGTGGAAATCCGTATTTGCCTGTAAGTTTCGCACCGAGAAGAAAACGCTCTCTCATAACATCGTTTTTTGTGTTTACAGATATTTCCATATCCATCGGTGGCGCACCTCGCTTTCGTCAAAACGCACATGTGTGTTCGTATGCTACAATACATATATTGTGAAAAATAAACAATGATATATTATAATTTGTATCATTAAATATATCATAACATATCATAAAATAAATTTCAACATAATTTTAATTTGTGTATTGACACATAAAATAAAACATGATAATATAATCATGCACAAAACAGATAAGTATAAAAGAGCCAACGGATTTTAGACCTTTCCATTGGCTCTTTTTTCGTTAGAATATACTGTTCTGTTGTTCACATAATTCTAGTAATTTTCCTATTTTCATCTTCTCGATAAATTCATCATCGTGTAAAGGCTCAAACACCGTGTCCACAAAATCATACTCTTTATAAATCTTGCAGCCATGAAAATCCTTTACCAAAACACATACCTCCAGATCTTCGCCAAATTCGCTTATGTCTCCCTTGATTTCTTCGATCAAATCACTACACTCATAAGATAATTTGATAAAACCCATGTCAATCTTTCCCATTAGAACAAATCCTCCTGCCTTTTTCTTTAGATTCTAACATATACGGTTTGCTCATACAAGAAATATATAATGCTCTTGCCGAATATTCGGTTATGCCCATTTGATACAGAAGATCAGCTTTTGTCATATTTGGGTTTGTTCTCTGCACAAATCTTAAAATCTCATCTATCATACTCATGATACCATCCTAACCGCACCAAACATCATATCTACAATGTCCAGCACTTCTTTTCCGTATGTTGCAACAAAATCGCATAACAACTCTTCCTGCTCTATTGGCAAATAAATTTCATAAGATATACATATCGCATGGCATACTTCATGAATAAACACTTTTTTCAAAAAATCACCATGCAGATTTTCATTTAGATATATCTCATGTGTATTTGCATCTGTTGTGCCGACACTATAACTTCCGTCAGTGCGTCTAATTGCCTCGCTATTGGGCTTTACAAACACAACACGCCAATTTGTACCGTTAATATAAAAAACCATGATATCGCCCCCTGTACGCAATCAGCCGGGGAAATAATCCCCAGCCGCTTAATTCAGAGAAAACAAATTACATTGCGTTCATCAATCCTGTCATATTGTTCTTAAAGAGTGATTTCTCTTCGTTCGTAGCATCTTTAATTAAGTCTTTTACATCATTTGAAAATACTTTCAAATAATCATCAAGACTTTTCATCTTTGCTTCTTTGTCGTGCATAGTATTGTCTTTATGCATTTCTTTGCTTTCTGTATAGTTTCT